AAACCCATTCGGTGACTTTGGAAATCAAGGAGACAGTTACTAATGTTAGGGACATACACTTATCACGAAATTATTCGTAAAACCATCGTCGGTTTCGGAACTCTGTTTAACGACATTGAGATCCGTAGAACTGGTGAGGGTGGTCGTATTGAGGCGATGAAAGTCCCCCTCAGTTATGGACCTAAACAAAAGTTTCTAGCAAGACTAGAACAACAAGCAGCTCAGGAACAACCAGTACAAATGGTTCTTCCTAGAATTGCATTTGAGGTAAAGAATATTTCTTACGATTCCAGTAGGAAAGTATCTCCTATCCAAACAATCAAAGCCGTTGATCCCGATAATGATGCAAAGGTGAGAAGGGCATACATGCCTGTCCCATATAACATCGACTTTGAACTCGCTATCATTGCAAAGAATAGTGATGATGCAGTACAGATCGTCGAACAGATTCTTCCATACTTCCAACCATCTTTTAATATCACTCTGAATCTGGTAAGTGTGATTGGTGAGAAGAAAGACGTGCCAATTACTCTCACCAGCATCTCTTACGAAGATGACTATGAGGGTGACTACATGAAGAGAAGGGCAATCATTTACACATTGCAGTTCTCTACAAAGACATATCTCTACGGTCCTGTCAGCGACAGCAGTGTTATCAAGAAGGCTATTGCAGATGTCTATACAAAGGTAGACACTGTAAGTACACCAAGAGCTATGAGATATACTGCACAACCAGATCCAGTTACTGCAGAAGTTAATGACGACTTTGGATTCACTGAGACTTGGACTACAAACGATGATTATGTACAGTGGAATCCTGTCACTGGTCAGGACGAAGCTATTACTTAAGGAGCAGAACCATGGGAACCTTTGATGGTCTAGACGATGTTCTGAATATTGCTAAACCCAATATTCCAGAGGAAACTGAAATTGTAAAAGAAGAACCCAAGCCTGAACCAAAGGCTAAACAGGAAGTGGATGACCAAACTAAAGACTACGAATACACTAGAGGTAATCTTTACTCTCTAATTGAGAAAGGTCAGGAGGCTGTAGAAGGTGCTCTTGATGTGGCACTAAATAGTGATCATCCTAGAGCGTATGAAGTTGCAGTCAATGCAATGAAGCAAGTATCAGATATGACTGATAAACTTGCAGATCTTCATAAGAAAATGAAGGATCTAGATGCACCTACAAGTAAGTCTGGTCCTACAAATGTTACCAATGCGTTGTTCGTTGGAAGCACTGCAGAGTTGCAGAAACTACTTAAACAACAAAAACAGATAAATACTAAAGAAGGAAAGAGCTAAGTACCATGTCATCTAACGTCGTAACACCTGTGCAACACATTGGGTCACTGACTCACAATAGTGATACTGCACAAACAACTAGTGCAATCACTGTGAAGACAGGGATCTTCCGTCTGGTGAATGCTGACTCTCATAGTAACCACTTTGCATGGGGTGGAGCTCCTGATGTGACTACTGATACGGTAGTTCATCTAGGTGTAAATGGTGCTGAACTATTCAAACTTTCCAAACCAAAGAGAACTACTATCAAATCTGCAACTGCTGCATCCCCTTGTGTGCTGACAGTTGGTGAGGACGGTAGAACTCCTGCCCACGATTTTTCAGTTGGTGACTACATCACAATCACTGGTGCTGCCGTTGCTGCATATAACGTGTCGCACGCAGAGATTACTGCTGTTACTAACAACACAATTACAATTTCCTCCGATCAATCTAGTTCCGCTGCATTCACTGGAACTGCCACTGGATCTCTCAGCATTAAGATTCAGGCAAAAGGTGATAGCACGAACGGTCTGACCTTGTATATCGACGAAGTACAAGTATCAGGTTGATGTCATGCCTGCAGTCTCAAAAAAACAACAAAGATTCTTCGGGATGGTTAGAGCGGCTCAAAAAGGGGAGATGGATTCCCCGTCGCCTGAGGTTTCCAAAGCTGCATCCTCCATGTCCAAGTCCGACGTAAAGAAATTTGCATCCACTAAACACAAGGGGTTACCGATGAAGAAGAAAACCTATGAGCAATTCACCACAGAAGCCGCAGCCTGGACAAGAAAGGCAGGCAAAAATTCAGAGGGAGGACTCAACGAAAAAGGACGAAAGTCTTATGAGAAGGAAAATCCAGGATCTGACCTCAAAGCACCTAGCAAGAAGGTTGGAAATCCCAGGCGGGCATCCTTCTGCGCTAGAATGAAAGGTATGAAGAAGAAGTTGACTAGTAAGAAGACTGCTTCTGATCCCGATTCACGCATTAACAAGTCTCTCAGAGCGTGGAATTGTTAGGTAACCATTAAGAAACTTGACTTTCTCTAAATAGCAAGTATACTGGGAGTATCTGCATGATACCAATGCTTGCATTCTACTTGTGTGTCTTAATTGTAATCGGTTGTATATGGTACGGCGGTTACGATGGCACCATGAGACTTGTAGCGTATTGTGATTTACAACTGAGATACGCTTGGGTCCAACTAAGAATGTTTTTCATGCGGCAGCGTCTTAAACGAGACCTGAGACAAGCAGGTTTGGAGTATGAAAAACTATTCAAGGACTTAGAAAAATGAATGACCAATCAAGGGAAATGTCTGATCTCTCAATGAGTAGAGCAGAATGTCCTAAATGTGGTGCTACCTGGATCAACGGACAACACCGATGGTCTGGTACAGGAGTAAGGGGGAGTGAGATCGATCTTGCAGGGTTGGTTTGCAACAAACTGGGTGACTTTCAGTGCATCAATCCCAAGAAAGGACAAGACGGTGGCGACACCTGGGAGAAACGGTTAGAGTTCCTTGACAAAATGCAGTCAGAAAACGAGGAGTCGTTATAATTAGTAGGTAGTTAAACATGGCCATGCGATTCAAAGAAGATGACATCCACATGCTGATCAAAGCCTGTGATGCTTACAAGGCACAAACGGGATCTGAGTTCATGTGGGAGAAATATGATGATCTACAGAACAAGCTAAAAGTCTACCTCGAACAATACTCACCAGAAAATGGATGAAGATCTAGAAACTCTATACGAAATGGTTCTTGCTCTTAAAATGCGAGAACTCTTTGAAGAACCTTCTACTTATGAGGATGAATTAGATGACGAACGAGACTAGCGACTGGAGATTGAAAGACAGATTCTTTGATCGTAGACGAACATTGATGTCTTCTCTTGTACGATGTGGTATTGATCTTGACGCTCAATCATACGACTTCATGGACTATTTGATTAGTCAAGGTTACACCGCACGTCCAGAGAACTTAGACAAAGATGTCCAACGACTTCACACAGAATACGTTAATCATCTACTATGAAAAGACTTAACACTGTCGTTCTCAATGTAACAGTGGCAATACTAGACTTCCTTTATCAAGGAAGGGATATACAACGTTTTTGGGTGCTTGAGGAGATTGCTCGGGCACCCTATTTTGCATTCTTGAGTGTGTTACATTTCAGAGAAAGTATGGGACTTCGTGGTCCTGAACATCTATATTTGATGAAAGAACACTTCGATCAGAGCGTCAATGAAACAGAACATCTTGAATGTATGGAAAGGAGGGGCGGTAATTCTTATTTTATCGATCGCTTTGTTGCCAAACACCTCGTCCTTATCTATTATTGGGTCAATGTGGTTTATTACTGGGTGGCTCCTAAGTCTGCATACCATTTGTCGTATGAAGTAGAGATTCATGCTGCTACTACATATGCAAAGCATCTTGCATTGAATGGTTCAGATGAAAAGATCCTTGAGATCTTGAACGATGAATTGCAACATGCTCATGAATTAGAAAAAGCAATAGAGGTGGTCAAATGACAACATTTTTTATAATTCTTTTCATTTCATTACTTGTCGGTGGGATGCAACTAACATGGCCAGGTAGATACAGAGGTTAGTATGTTTAAAGATTGGGGCAAGGGTGTTGAACCACCTGAAACAGTTACTAAACAAGAAGTGCAGGAGATGATTGATGATGCAATTCGTAGACACAACCGTAATGCTGGAATTATTTCTATGTGTGTCGGGTGGGTCGTTCTTGCTCTTTTTGCTGAAGGTCTCCTTCGGCTCATTGGAGTGATTGATCCAATCTTTCCTTGGTTGAAAATAACATTATGAAAAAGGAAACTGAGGAAGAAAGAAAAAAACGAATAGAAGAGATCTCAAGACATCTTCATCCACATAATGATGAACCAGATCCTACTGTACATATGGGGAACTATAACTTTCCACAAATGTTATTTGCATTTTGTCTAGGATTTGTTACTATGTTTGTATTATTTGCTGATGAACTAAATGATTTTAAGGGATGTCCCCTACCAGAATATTTTCAAAAAGAGGTAAAAGGATGAATAGGTTTACAGATTTCACAGAAGAAGAACAACGAATGCTTGCAGAAGCACTTTGGAAAAAACAGAGATCATTTATTGCAGGTGATAGAATGTTTAAATCATATGAGAAACTTCTCAATGAAGTTCTAGATCAAGTTGATTATGTTCCTGGGAGGGTGCTATGAAAGTAGGATTAATTGGTTTAGGACGAATGGGCGAGGGTATGTCTCGTCGTATGATCAAAGCAGGTATCGAAGTTCATGGATATCGTAACAATGTTAAAAAAGCTGAAGAGCAATATGAAAAGGGTTATATCAGTGGATATACCACTTCTTTGGAAAGCCTTGTTCAAGTAGTACACGCAAACAAAACTACTGGAGAGACTCCTGGTGTCTTCATGATGGTTGTGCCCGCAGAAACCGTAGAGGAAACGTTAAATGAGCTACTACAATTTTGTGTGGAGGGTGATATTATTATTGATC